GCCGCCGTCCTCCGGCTGCGCAGCATCCCCCGGGGAAGAAGAAGAATTTCTATCTCCTCTATCTCCTCTCTCTAGGGCGCGCGGCGCCCCTGCTGGGGGCGCCATGCGCCCCGAGCGGGGGCGCGTCGCGCCCCCAGCGGGGGCGCTACGCGCCCCCGCCTTGTCGACCTGGTGCCGAACCGTGGTCAAAGCCCGTGATTTCGCGGCTTGCGAGAACCGTCGCTCCCATCCGGGGATCGCCACAGTTCCGCTCTCCGCGTCGATCACGAGCCAGCCCACGGCCTCGACCTCCCTCCAGAACTCCTCGTCGCCCCCGCAGAGCCTCCCCAGGAGCCGGATCGACATCCGGGCCGTCCCGTCGGAGCTGTTCAGGGCCGCCCACCCCCAGAGCATCAGGAGCCGGCCGACGACCTGGTCGGGGGCGAGCCCCGTCCGGTCGACCAGCTCGAGGACCTCCGGCTTCTGGGGGAGACAGACATCGTAGGGAATCCATTCACCGGCCATACGTCAGACCTCCACCGCGTCTTCGTTTTCCAGCCAGTCGCGCTGGGCCTCGAACCACTCAGCTGCCGCCAGGATCGACCTCCGTTCTCCTGGCGGGCAGTCAGCCAAGCCCTCCAGGAGCGACTCGGCGGCCTGTCTAAAACCAAACGCCAGGTCTTTCCGGCACTGCGAAAGCATCTCTTTCGTTATTTCCACGAAACACTCCTTTCCTCACAAAACGCGGCCAGCGTCACCGCGACGCGGCCGTGATCTGCCACACCCTCGCCCCTGCCGTCCCGCAGGCTTTCAGCTCGTCGGGATCTGCGAGGTCTTCCTCCGGCACGAAGTAGGCCGGCCGGCCGTCGCCGGCGAACCAGTAGGCCTCCGCCTTCGCGTCCCGACCGGTGATCCAGCCAACGATCTCGTATGTCGGGAAAACTCCCCTGACGAGGACGAATGGCGCGTCGTCCTTGTCGGCCTTGTGGACGATCAGGCGACCAGTCGGGTACTTCGTCGACCGGACCTCGAGGCCCGATACGTCGCCTGCGGCGTCGATCCCGCGGGCCGCGGTCCAGTAGAGGCCGAGAGCCTTGGCGACCGCCATCTCCGCGCCGGATGACTCGATGTCGTTCCCCCAGAGATCTCCTTTCGGCGTCGAGTACGGCTCCGAGAGCCGTTCGTTGATCGCCTTGATCCTGCGGAGCGACCCGACGTAGGCGGCGAACATCTGCTCCATCCATGTAAGCGTCACCAACTGATTTTTCATGGCTCCTCCGTGTGTTCGTGCCCCGTGTCGTGGGGCGGCCGGCGGATCCGGGTCTCGGTGAGTCAGGCCGCTCCCGGGTGTCTGCTGCCGGTGTTACTTCGCGACCGCCGGCTGCGCTCTCCCTGGGGCCGAGATAGGCAGCCCCTTCCGGCCCGGGAGCGGGCCGTGTCTCCTGGTCAAAATGGAATGTCGTCTTCCGGCGGCCGCGAGACGGCGTCGGCCTTCTTCGTGGCGGTCCTGGCGGCCGGCTTCGCTGCCGGCTTCGCTGCCGCCGGCTCGGCCGCCTGGTGGAACTCGCCCACGTTCGCGAATAGCCCGCCCTTCGTGCCGGTGCCGTGCCAGATCCTCGCCGCGACTCGCCGGCCGACGACGCCGTCGCCGCCGGCCAGGATCGCGTCGCGGAGCTGGCCGCCGGTCATCCCGAGGACCCTCGCGAGCGAGCCGGCGATCGTCGCGAACGACTTCGCGGTCGTCGGCGGGTTCGCCTTGACCCAGTAGTAGCGGGCGTCGTCGTGGACGAGCGTGACGGAGAGCCGCCCGTCCGCGATCTCGGCCGCCTTGATCGTGAAGGCGTGGTGACCCTCGCCGATCGTCTCCCGCTCGGCCCGGACATCCCGCTCGAAGTCGTCGGTCCCCTCGTCCAGCATGTCAAAAGCATCAGCCATCGGTGACGGTCTCCTGGGTAGTGGGTTCGATCTCCTCGTGCCGGGCGTTTGCCTCGTCGGTCAACTGCGACCAGTCGTCATCGGAAAGCCGCCCTTCGGATAGGGCCTTGTCGATCCCGTCGACGACCTTCCCTAAATCCTTCACCGTGGCGGCCGCGGCGATGTGCTTCCGGACGATCTCGACCAGATCGGCCCCGGAGGCCCGCGTCGGTTTGGTCGCCGGCGCCTTCACCGGCTGGGCCGCCGGCGGGGCCAACGGCGTCGGAGTCCCGTCGGCCAGCCAGGCGGCGAGCTGCCGCCCGAAGTCCTCGCCCGGCTTCTCCAGGAGCTTGTCCTGGAACTTCCCGGTCCGGTCCTTGATCACGTTCGCGATGTGGTCCGTCGAGATCTCGACCAGGAGGTCGAATTCGTACTCGACGCCCTTCCCCTGCTCGGGAGCCAGGCCGACCCGCTGCGGGGTCTTCTTGCCCCGCCCGTCGTCGACGGTCGTCCACTCGGTTTTCGACCGCATGGTCCCGATAACGTGCCCGGGGAACCCGAGGATCGCGGCGACGAGCTTCCGCTGGAGCGGCGTCCCCTCCGACCAGGCCGACCATGTGTTCCCCCGGTACTTCGCCTTCGCGAGCTTCTCGACCTCCTCGCACAGGCTTTGCCAGCCGTGGGAGAGCGAGTCGATCACGAGGACCGCGTACCCGGCCTCTCCCGCCTCGTGGATCGCGGCGACGTAGCCCTCGATCGTGAGGTCCCGCAGCTCGAGGACGTCGAAGTCGAACCGGTCCGAATACTTCGACGCGGAGCCGCGTTCCGTGTCGATCACGGCGATCGGGCCGCCGAGGCCCGTCCCCACCCGCAGGGCCGAGAACGTCTTCCCGGCGCCGCTCGGCCCGAAGAAGGCCGCCCGCAGTTTCGCGGCCGCCTTCGTTGCTTTCTTGAATCCTGCCATCGTCACTCCCTCCATCCAGGTGAAAAGCCGCGGGCGGGCTCCGCCCGCCGCGGCGTGGTGTCGCTTCCCTGCCAGCCGGCATCCCGCCGGCATCCTCGACCGCTGCATCCGTTGCGGCGGTCGCCTTCCATGTTCCCGAGGCCCAGAACGACCACCGACGCCACGCCCACGAACCAGACGAGCGTCGTTGCGATCAGCCAGAGCCCGATGATCCCTGTCATTTCCAGACCTCTCCCGTTTCGTCACAGAGGTAGGGCCAGCCCTCGTCGCGGGCCGTCCTGGCCCGCATCAGCAGGCCGGCCGCCAGGCCCATGCCGCCGCGGGCGTCGATCTCACGGAGCAACTCGTCGAGCCGCCGCAGCGGCGCCCACGCCGCCCGGGCCAGGTGGAATGACTGCCGGCCCCGCCGCGTGGCCGAGTGTCCGATCTGGTGCAAGGACCGGTGGAGCGCGGTGTCCTGGCGGGACGGTCGTCTGCTGGTGATTGGCATCCTTGCCTCTCCTCAGAAGGGCATGATCTGGTCGGGCTCGATCTCCACCAGCTCGCCGGCGTAGTCGACGATCAGCCGGCCGTCGCGCCTCCCGCAGACGACCGACGACGCGGTCCGCCCGGCGGGCCATTCGTCGAGCCGCCACCAGACGAGATCGCCGAGCCGCAGGTGCCGGCCGTAGAGGTCCTGCATCACGCGACAGGCGGCGTCGGCTTCCGCGTCCCCGGGCATTCGTTGAGCGTCCATGCTCATCCTCTCTTTTGTGCTTGTGGTTAGAACTTCCGCGGCGTGTTGTAGTGATGTGGTTAGAACCTGTCAACAGGGAAAATCACCGCGAGTTTCCCGGCCATTTCTGCCAGGGAAAACACCGTCTTCGCGAGCGGGGATTCCGACCCCAGTTCCTGCCCGAACCGAATCAGGGCGAGGGCCGTCAGTAGCCGATCCCAGGTTCGCTTTCTCATCGCGGCCTCCTGCCTTGTTGAGTTGTGGTTAGAACCAACATCGGCCGGTGTGCGGCACAGACTTGAAGCGTGGTCAGGCGGAGCGTCGGCCCTTCCTGGGGCGGCCGGTCGTCGGGATCAGTTTCGCCTTTTTCTCGACCTGGTCCTTGTCGTAGACGAGGGCTCGGTCGTGAAGGTGACCGCACCACAGATCCCCGGCGAGGGCGAGTTGCCGGATCCGCCCCATGCTGCACCCGAAGATCGCGGCGGCCTCTCGGGTGTTGATGTAGGTCTTACCGGGCTTCGGCTTGAATGGCATCTTCATGGCCTCCGAGGTTATCTCGGCCGCCCGGTGAATCAACAGCGGCGCGGCTTTGCTTTCAGCCGCGCCGATGCGTAGTGTTCACCGCAGACCGAATACACCCGGAAGGGCTCGAACCTTCAACCTTCGGTTCCGTAGACCGATGCTCTACGGAACCGAAACCAGTCGCAGAATGCCGGCCGTTCCGGTCCTGCGGGGTGTTTGACGCGGTCGCCGGCGGTATGGATGCTCCGCGATTCTTCCCCCCTCCGGCAGGCGGCCGAACGAGGGGGGCACGGGGTGCCGAATGTTCCGTCGGTCCGGTCCTGCCACGCTCGGGGAGTATGCCCGCGAATACGGGCTCCTTCGGGACGTTCGCCCCGAGACTCTCCGCCAGTATCAGATCGCCGCCGACGCCTTCGAGAGATGGGCCGGCGCCGCCGTGCCGCTCGAGCAGCTCGACGAGCGGAGCGTCTCGGAATTCCTCCGCGACTACTCCGGCCAGGTCGCCGCGTCGACGGTCCGGAGCAAACGGAACCAGATCCTCGCCCTCTGGCGGGCGGCCGCCGAGGACGGATTCTGTGATCCCCCGACCCGCCGGGTCCGGGCCGCCCGGGTCCCGGTCGCCCCCGTCGAGGCCTGGGAGCGGTCGGAGGTCGAGCTGCTCCTCGAGGCCGCGGCCCGGCTCCCCCGCCGCCACCCCTGCGGCCTCCGGCGGTCGGCCTGGTTCGACCTGGCGATCCGTGTCGCCTGGGATTCGGGCCTCCGATGGGGAGACCTGGTTGCCCTGCCGGTCGCCGCGATCCGGCCCGACGGGACGGCCTCGGTCGTCCAGAGCAAAACCGGCCGGCCGGCCGTGTTCCGCCTCTCTCCGGGGACGATGGAGGCCCTGCGGGCCAGCCTCGCGGCCTGCCCCCGGGCGATCGTCTGCCCGTGGCCGGCCAGCCACGAGACATTCCTCGCCCAGGTTCGCCGGCTCGTCCTGCGGGCCGGCGTCCGGGCCGGAACCTGGAAATGGATCCGCCGGGGCTCGGGGACCGACGTCGAGGTCCAGAGGGGCGGCGCCGGTCATCTCCATCTGGGGAACACCCGAGCCGTCTTCGACCGACACTACGGGAGCCAGGCGATCATCGGCCGGGCGACCCCGGCGCCGCGCGAGCTGCTCGTCGAGGCCCTCGCCCGGAGGCCGGCGGCCCCGGCGGAGAGCCCGCCGGGGGCCGGCCGGTCCGGTCAGCGGTAACGGATCACCGCATACCAGCGGCGAGTAGCCGGGGAGTAGGCGACCCCCTCGTCGACGATGACCCGCTTCCCGAAGAAGCAGCAGTTCCGCCGGGCAGAATCCGGCGTCGAGCCGGTGCCGATCCCTTCGACCTGGCCGCAGGACGAATGCACGAGCGCCCCGCGTCGAGCGAGGAGGATCGCGTGGTCCTGGGCCGTGACGATCACGGACCGGCGGGGCGCGACGATCACCTCCTGGGCGGAGGCGATCGAGCCGACGAGGCAGACGAGCAGACAGACAAACGAGCGCATAGCGAATCCTTTCGCGTGAGTGAAACCGACCCGGCCCGCCAGCCTGCCAGATTCGGGGCGTGAGTCCAGCGGCCTATGGGGCCGCCTCACACTCCGCCAGGCAGGCCGCGTAGCCGGCCAGGTCGACCGGCGTGTCGGCACTCTTCGCGGTCCCCTGATGCCGGGCGAGCTTGTCGAGGATCATAATCTGCGCCCAGTCGGCCTCGGTCAGGGGCTCGCGGAGTTTGTCCGCGAAGATCGCGTTGACGGCCGCGACCGTCTTCGCGAAGTGCTCGCGCGGCGGCCCGTAGGTCGTCCGCCGTTGCCGGATGACGGCCGTCGCCGTTACCAGCAGGCTCTCGGCCGGGGTCACGACCTCGGCCCCGTAGCCTGGATGGTTGGGATCTTTCACGGTTCCCTCCTGGAGATGCCTGATCGTCCTGATCGCGTGGACGAGATAAGAGGCTATCGTTCCGCTCGTCCCAGTCCAGCAGTTCGCGGGACCTATCCGCCGGCATTGTCTTTCCGCCTCCTCGAGGTCCGCGGCGGTCAGGAGGTAGCCGGTCACGATTGCCGGACCGTCCCGTCGGCCGTGATCCGGAGATTCTGGACGTCGAAATCCCCGCCAGGCTGGACCGTGACCAGCGCGAAACCGTGGTTGTATTTCGCGAACCGGGCATATTCCGGACGGAGATCCGCCAGGCATCCCGTCGACCAGCAGAAAACCTCGCGACCGAACATATCAGGCTCACAGTGAGCGCTGGTCCTGTGGCCGTGCCCCTCGAGGACCGTATGGTGGAGCCGGAGGAAGGCCCCGCGGGCCTGGTTGACCGGCGCCGTTATCCCGGCCCCCTTCTCGTGGCCGTGGAGGACAGGCAATTTCCCGACCATGATCGGACGCTTGTCCTCGACGATCTGCATCTTGTGGCGGTCGAGGTGCATCCAGGCGGCGAGACCCATCTCCGGCTCCTCGGAGATCTCGATCGCGTGCTGCCAGAGATACGCGCGCCATCTCTCCTCGTGGTTCCCGAGCTTGAAGACGATCGGGATCTCGGGGAACTGGTCGCGGATCCACCCGAGGAAATGCCGGCCGGCCGCCAGCTCCGCCGCGAAGTTTCGGAGGCGAGGATTCTTCACGAATCGCGAGATCGCGTAGAAGTCGAGCATGTCCCCATTGAGGACGAGACCGTCGATCCCGACCTTTTTCAGGTAGCCGACGGCGGCGCCGAGGGCGGTCTCGGAGTGGTACGGTATATGGACGTCGGACAGGATCCCGACCCTCCCGACGACGTCGAACACGAACGGGTTCCACGGCTCGGCCTTGCTCAACGGCATCGGCACTCCCTGCCCGGGCTTGCGGGCCGGGCGCGGCGAACTGGCGAACCGGCGGTCCGCCTTGCCCCCCTGGCCGAATGCAGACCGGACGCGTCTCCTCGCCTGTTCAAGCGTCAGGGCGCCGTTTGTTTCGGCCACGACAAGCCGCGCGATGCTTCGCGCCGGCTTGTCGTGATGCTTTGCGACCAGTTGCCGGACGATCGCCGTGATCTCGTCTCGCATTTCGTTTCCCCTCCTTGGGTTTCCGGAGCCAGTGAATTTCGTCGCCGATGCCGTCCGGCGTGTCGTCGTCGTCGCTCTCGTCGAGGCTGCTGTCGAGCTTCGCCATATGTCACCCGAGCCCATAGAACCGAGCCGCCGCGCGGACCGCCCTCCCCGCTGCCAATTGCACCTTCGCGCCGAAATCGTTCAGCCAGCTTTGCCGGCCGGCACAGCCGCAGTCACGGCCGACGATCGCGGAGACGGCGGCTTTCGTGATCCCGATCCGCTCGAGCCAGGCCGCGACCAGGTCGCCCAACATCACGGGCGGCGGCTCGACCGGGGGCCGGCAGATTCTGTGCGTGTTCGCGTGCCGCGCGCGGTAGCCGCACGCGGGGCAGACGAGGCCGGAAGAAAAGTCGCACTCGCTCATAGTATCGTCAGTGTGTTCGTGTCGTTGTTGAACTGCGGAAAATCGATAGTGATTACCTTCCCGCTGGGATCGCAGAGGTTCGATTCGCACGCCGTGCAGACCGATCGGGTCATTCGCCGCCCCGGCCATTTGTCGGGGATGTCGATCGTCGGCGGGAAGTCGATGTCGTAGGTGGTTCCGCCGGTGAAGATCACAGAAAAATAACTGTAGAACACCTCGAAGCCCGCGAGGACCTTTTTTCGCTTTGTCGGCTCCGCATCGACGGCTGCATGGATGAGATCGCCGGCGGCCGGCATGCTGTCGATAAAGTCACTCGTCAGGTAAGAATTGTTCGACGAGTTCCAGAAACTAACCTGTGCGACTATGTAACACTTCGTCGAGCAGTCCACGCCGCAGTGTGAAATATAATCCTGCGCGTGGAGTTGCGTACCTGGGAACGGGTCCTCCGCGCGTGCATTCGGCACGCCGCCGGTGACCCCGGTCGGCCACGGAGCGTTTACGGTCTGCCGCGGCCCGAAGTCATAGGTATTATCCACGGCGGCATTTTCCCAGCCGCGCACGGACCAGGCATCGCTCTGCTCATCTGGATCCGGCTTATACGTTCCGCTGGGCGTCCCCCAGCCTCCACAATGCTGATACTGCACTCGCAGATTTACCCGCCGGCCCAAGTTGCCCCCGACCAACTCAAGTGGAGACGAATACGTCCACGCCGCAGAGGAGGGAGTGTCGGCGTATGTCCCGGCAGCACCGAGCGACAGGACGTAAGTCCCATCGGCGCCCGGGTCCGTATTGCTTTCCAACTCGACCTCGATCTCGGCCGGCATCGTGCCGCTGGTGCAGCATCGCGAACACGGACCAACTATCGCCGCGGCCGTGTACGTTCCTCCAGGCACTACGGTGGCGACTCGCTCGCCGGCTTCCAGTTCCAGCGTGTCGCCCGACGATGCGCCAGTTGGCAAGAGCGTCGAACAGTCGTCGATGAACGTCGTCGCGGTCCACGTTGTCGCGCAGGTCTCGCCGTCGCTTGCAACGTCGCCGCTGTATGTCGTGAGCGTTGCGGGCTGCCGGCCGTAGTTAGCCGAGGTCGCCGGGATTGCTAGCTCGATGCGCGTGAGACCGAGACCCTCGCACCGTTCATACAGGAATTTGCAGGGGTCGGAAGGGTTCCTCCGCAAAACGAACGCCTTGCTGGCGAATATGGATTTGCAGCACCGTTTTCCGAGGTTTAGGACGCGGTAATTGTGGTCGCATCCGCCATCGTCGATCGTGACGGAGGTCACCTGGCCGAACGTCGCACTGTACGGGTCGTCATCGACGACCGGCGTGAGACTCGGCGTGCACGAGTAAGCCCCTCCATCCTCGACCGTGGTTGATGCCGAACTGAGCGCTGCGACATACGGGGCGACCGTCTTGTCTTCGCGGTAGTAAGAGCCGCCGGCGGTAACGGTCACGCCGTAGGCCGGGCCGGTCGGAGAGTAGTAAGAGCCGGCGTCCGTGACGGTCACCGATTGAATGATGCCGCGGTCACGGTAATACACCGCGTTGTCGTAGCCAGACACACTCGCGATCGCGCCGCCCGACAGCGTATAGCCCAGCACGATGTCGCTCGCTTCACCATCCGGCCACAAGCCAAACCGGGTTCCGGTGTTTGGTTTGAGCAGGACCGTGCCGCCAGCCGAATACCCCGACCCGCCGTTGGTCACGGCGAGCCCCGTGATGTAGTAATACCCGGCAAACTCCGGATCGGTTTCTTCCGTGTAGGTGATCGAGAACGTCGCCCCGGTTCCGCCGGCGCCGGAGGCATCGACCGTATGAGCGGGAACCTCCAGCGTCCGAACCGTGGCCGAGGCGGCGGAGAGCGTCGTCGCGCCGCCCGTCGAAAACTGGACCGCTCCGTTGTGCGTGTATCCCGTGCCGGGGGCGGTCACCGTCATGCCCGCCACGCTCCACGCCGGGGGCGATCCCGATTTCGAGAGCGTCAGGGACAGCGTAGCCCCACTGCCGCCCGGGGCCGTGGCCGTGATCGTCGGCTCGCTACGGGCGACGACCGTCGCCGAGGCCTTCGTTGTCTCTGTGTCGCCCGCCGCGGCCGTGATCGTCAGCGACGACCCGTCGACGTAACCGCTGCCGCCGCTGGCCGTCGCGCTGTCGAGCGTCCAGACGGCCGGCGTCCCGCTGCTGGTGAGCGTCGGCGTGAACGTCGCGCCGGTGCCGCCGCCGCCGGAGAGCGTCAGCGTCGGGGCGACCCGGCCGATCAGGGCATACCCGGAGCCGCCGTCGAGGATGTCGATTTTCGTGATCACGCCGGCCGCCGTCGCGCTGACGCGGGCGGACGGGCGGACGGCCCCGGCGGCCCAGTCAGTGATCGTGCTGATGCTGACCCGGTGCCGGTATGCGCCCAGCATCTCGTCGTCCCACGCCCCAAATTGCACGGTGACCGTATCGGGCAGCGTGCCGGCCGGGCAGTTTTCACACGGGGCGTTGCCGCACGCGCAGCAGGACGGCAGCAGGATGCCAACCGGGTACATTCCCAGCGCCAGCAGCAGCAGCAGGCCCGCGGCGACCGGAGCCGGATCGGCATGGACGACCGTCGCGAGCAGCTCGAACACGGTCAGCACTCCGCCGCGATGAGGTAGAAGGCCCCCAGGGGGCCGCGGGCCACGGCCACCCATTTCCCGCCCGCGACGTTCGCGAATTTGTTCACGCACCCTGCGAGCGTCCCGGCCTGGGTCTCGCTCCCAGGCGTGCCACCCTCCCAGAGGTCGATCGTCGCGGTCGTCCCCTTGCTCCAGCTCGACGTCGTCTTCCCGAGCCTGATCGGCTCGCCGTCGTCACCAGCGTTTCGGAAATGGATCGGCGGCTGATCGCGGCCGGACCGCTCAAAGGCGATCGTTGCGGCCGCCATCCGGCGGGCCGTGTTCTCCGTGAGTTGAACTTTTCGTTCCATCGTGGCGCGCTCGTTTTCAGGCTGGGACGATCGCCGGCGTTCCGAATTCGGCTTGGAACGCGGTCGCGGGGTAGACGTTCACGGTGATCGGGTCGGGGGCCTGGCCGACGGCCTTCGCGATCCCGTTCGCGAGGGCGACGGGCTGTTTCACGGGCCTACTATCCTTCCCGAGGATCGCCTTCCGATTCGTGCCGCTTGCAGAGGCGTTGCCGTTGGAGTCGCACTTTTCCATCAGGCCGACGTCCCACGGCTTGAGCTGCCAGCCGTCGGGGTCGAACCGGAACTCCCATTTCGTCTCGACGTACTTCTTGACCTCGCCCGTCTCGTCGTCCTCGTCGATCTTCTGGGACTGCCGCTCGTCGGCGCTCTTGAGGCTGACCTTCCACTTCCCCGCGGCCTCGCCGTCCCACTGGTCCGAATTGACGGACCCGGAGAACGTGTCGCGGTCGTCCATCCAGGAGTCGTTTTCGTAGAACTTCGTCAGGACCCAGCCGCGCTCCTCACGCTCGCGGGACAGGCCCTCGAGCGGATCGCCGGCGCTGTTGACGATCAGCGCCCCGTTCCGGTCGCGGAACGCGGGGACGGAGGTCGTCCCGCCGCTCGCCTGCCAGAAGTCGGTCGGGATCCCATTGTTTCCGATCTTCTTCCCATTCGGCGGGACGTAGAACTGGATCGTGACCGTCCAGACGAGGCCGACGTCGTCGGCCATATCGCAGGAGTATTCCTGCGATTTGCAGGCTGGGACGTCCCAGTGAGCGGAGCCGTAGCCGTAGCCGACCGCGTTCACGATGAGGATTTTCGACGTCCGCGGGGAGTCGACGCGGACCCGCCATTTCTCCGTGAACTTATGGGATTCGCCCACCTTCCCGGAGACCCCTCCGGACGCGAGCCAGACGACGTTCACGACCGCCATAGATCAGCCTCCCTCGAGCGAGAATGGATAGGCGTCTTCGCCGCTCGCGATGCCGTCGCGGATCTGCTCGAGGACGGAAAGCTGCTGCTGCTGGACGTCGCCGGTATCGCCCCGCATCAGGCGGAACATCTCCGCGATGCCTTCCTGGGATCGCGAGTCGATCCCCTTGATCGCCGTCGGCTCGGCCGCGGCCGCCGGGCCGGCGACCGCCCCCGGCGGGGGCGAGGCCTTCGACTGCTCCGCGGCCGAGGCGTCGGCCTTCGCGATCACGGCGTCGACGGCCGAGGTCAGCGGTCCGGCGATCGCCTTCCCGATCTGCGGCGCGCCCTCACCGAAGGCCGCGCCGAAATTCTTCTGCATGTCTGCGACGTTCTTGTCGATGCCCTTCGAGATCTCCTGGTTAAACGCGGTCGCCCCGGCGACGAGACCATCCATCGAGCTGGTGTCGAACCCGAGCAGATCGGCCCCGTATCGGACCGCCCGCGTGATCCCCTCGACGACCGCGCCGAAACCCAGGACGACCAGGCCGAGCCCGGCCTGGATGATGTTGAACACCCCCGCGAGGAACGAGACCGCGCGGCCGAAGAGATCGGTCACGCCGCCCCACTGCTGGCCGACCGAGGAGAGGTACTCGAAGACCGCGGAGAACTGCCCGATCAGCCAGTCCCCGATCGTCGCCATGAAACGGACGGCCTGCATGATGCCGTCCCCGATCATCTTCCCGAGGTTCGCGCCGCCGGCGGATTCGATCATGCCGGTAAACGTGTCCGCGACGGCCTGGACGGCCGGAGACAGGTAGGCCACGACCTGATTGACGATCCCTTCCATCGCCTTTGCCGCGAGCGTGATCGAATCGTTCATCGCCTCGACGTCCTGCCCCTGGGCGGTCGTCAGCGCGAGACCGAATTTCTCCGCCTGCTCCCGGGCCTGGCGGATCCCCTCGGCGCCGCCCGCGAACATCGGGAGCAGATCGACGCCGCTCTTGCCGAAGACCCGGACGGCGGCCGCGGCCCGCTGGGCCTCGGTCGGGAGGCCGGCGATCGCCTCGGAGATCGCGGAGAATCGGTCGGCGGCCGACATCTGGCCGAGGTCGTCCATCGAGAGGCCGAGGTTCGAGAACGCCGCCTGGGCGATCTTCGACCCGCCGGCCGCCTTCGCGAACGCGATGTCCGCCTTCGTCGCGGCCTTCGCCACGGTCTCGGCCGAGACCCCCGCCAGGTCGCCGGCCAGGGCCAGCCCGGAGAACTCCCCGTAGGTCATCCCGAGCCGGGCCGCGAGCTTGCTCTGGCCGTCGATCACCTCGGCCTGGGCCTGGCCGTAGCGGACCAGGGAGGAGACCCCGTCCGAGACCGACGAGGCGACCGAGCCGAAGAGCTGGGCCGCGTTGATCGCGGTCAGCGTCGCCATTCCCCCGCGGAGCCGGTCGACCGAGGCCTGCATTTTCCCCATCGCGCCGACCGCCGAATTGACCCCGCTCGTCAGGCCGGAGGAGGAGGCCGTGAAGACTGCGCGAACTTTTCCGATCGTCGACATCGTCGCCTCCTCTCCTTCTTCAGCCCAGGCAGGCCCGCGAGGGCCTGCTCGATCTCGTCGTCGCTCTGCGGAACCGGGAGCCGGTTTTCGTCACCGGGCCGGTAGGTCGGCAGAAACCGCTCCTCGTCTCCTTTGTCGAACCTGATGCCCCAGGCAGAGCGGAGCAGGGCGACCGCTCGCCCGTGCTGCCGCCAGGGGTCACCCCAGGGTTCGACGCGGTAGAACGCCGCCCACCGCTCCAGTTGTGATTTCGTGATTCGTGGTCGGATCTCCTCCTCGACGTTCCACTCCCCGCATGCCAAAGCCAGCCGGTAGAGCAGGGCATCCTCCGGGTGGCGCCTCAGTTTTTTTCGTGTTCCGAGACCCGCTCCTCGTTTAGGCCGGAGACGAGCGTCGACGCGAACTCCGCGACCTCGGCCACGCCGGCCGCCGGCATCCCGGCCAGGGCCTCGAGGCCCTCGGCCCCGGGCGGGACGATCCGCTCCCCCTTCTCGTCGCAGAGCAAAATCTGGAGGAGCCGCGCGGAGAACGGGACGTCGTCGTTTTTGTGCCGGTTGCAGAACGCCCGCCAGGCGTCGAGGTCCTCGGCGGTCGGATCGCGGAGGAGGACGTCCCGTTTCCAGGCCCGGCAGTGATAGGCGACCGGCGCCCCCGGCTTGGCAAGGTCGAGCAGCTCGTCGAACGTGAGAATCGCAGGCATCAGATCAGGCTCCCGTGAACTGGAACTCCGCCGATCCCGAGGCATACTGCCCCGCGCGGCCGGAGTGAGAAAACCGGACGAGGATCGCCTCGGCCGAATAGGTCGATTCTGGGGCGGAGAACGTGAGGAGGCCGCGGGTCCCGCGATCGTCCGGCGAGAACCCGGGAGGCCCCCAGAACGTGAGCGAGAGCGTCCCCGATTCGATCGAGGTGCAGTCCCACTGTTTGACGACCCGGGCATTCGCCCCGTAGCCGACGACCCGCGAGTCCCCGCTCGTCGCGTCCTGGAGCGAACCGCCCGCGAAGTCGTTGTCGAATCCCGTCAGGCGGCCGAGGGTCACGCCGGCGAAACTGACGAAACATGGGTGTGAGGACGGCGGGGGCATCGGCTCCCCCGATCAGGAGAGGACCTGCTCGAACGTGGCCGAACCCTCGACGAACTGGGCCGTCCGCCGGCTGATGCTCGAGGCCGTGCAGCGGTAGGTCCCGCTGCCGCCGGTCGTGGTTAGGGTCCCCTCGGCGCCAGCGGTCGGCCCGTCGGAGCTGCCGTGGGCGCGGAATTGAATCGTGAACTTGAGCGGGTCCGCAGGCTCTTTGAGCGGGGCATTCGCGTAGACCTTGTCCGATTCGTCCGCGATGTCGAGCGTCGAGAGGTCGAGCCGTTCGCGGCTGGGGGCGGAGCCCTCGCGCGAAATTTCCATACACTTGAACGAGGCGCCGGCGAACGTGAACGTCGTCCCCTGCGAGCTGATCCAGGTCACGGGATCGGGCATTTCTCACTCCTCCCAGGCGATCGAGTAGGTTTGTTCGACGACGTAGGTCGGCTCGTCGCGGCCGTCCATAAACACGGGATCGCCGTCCTGCTGGCCGTCGATCCCGACCCGATGGATCTTCAGGTCCCCAACCGAACCGGCAAAGTTTCGGAGGGCGAGCCGGATCGCCTGGGCGATCTCCTTCGCCTGGAGGTAGCCGTCCGCGTAGATCTCGACCTGGAACGTCCCCTCGACGATCGTCGCCAGGCCCGGCGTTTCGTCGAGCGTGTCAAGGTCCTGCTGCCCGGCCTGGCCGAACATGACGAACGGGGGAGCCTGGCCGGCCGGGACCCGCAGGGGAAACGCGTTGCACAAGGCCGCGGCCTCGATCGCGGTCCGGAGCCAGCCCTCGGGGTAGGTCGTCGGCATGGGGTCACCTCTTGCGCCGGAAACCGGCGGCGCCCCCGGGGTTTTTGTTCGAGGCCAGCTCGGTCGTCGCGGCCTCGAGGGCCTTCGCCATTTCGCGGACGAGCATCCGCGAGACCGGAGTCTTTACCCGGTTGTGGACCCGCTCCATGATCGCGCGAGGCTTGATCGTGGGCGTGCCGAACTCGAGCCAGATCGCTTTCCGGGATTCGGTCCCGTACTTGTAGCCGAGGCGGCCGATCATCATTCCGTCCCGGTTGCGGCCGACGTACTTCGAATTGACGGTCGCGGCCCGGCGCAGCGACCCGGCCACGTTCCGTTTTTTGCCGCTGCCCTTCTGGAACCGCCCGCGGTCGTCCCGCTTGACGGCGCCGGCTCGCATGATCCGGCCCTTCTGTTTCGGGGTCTCCGCTTTCAGGACCGGGAGGCCGATCCTCTGCGCCCGTTTCATCGCCGCCGCGAGATGCTTTTTCGCGATGTGACGGGGCAGGGCGGCATAGCGCGCCATCAGCGCGCCGACCTCGCCCGACATCCCGTTCCAATTGAGCCCGATCACGCCGCGGCCTCCTCGTCGACCGTCAGTTCCATTTCCTCGCGGGCACCCTTCTCGACGACCGACGAGATGTAGAGGACGCGGCCGTCGCGGTTGAGCCAGCGCAGCCGCCAGTTTCCGCGGAGGTCGGAGCGGTAACGGATCCGGACCGTCGCCTGGGTCGAGCCGCCGACCTGGGACCGCCGGGCCTGCTCGGAGTAGGTGACCGCCTCATAGGATCCGTAGACCCGCGCGACCTCCGTCCAGGACTGGACGGATTCGCCCAGAGCGTTCCGCGTCTCGGTCGGGGAGTCGATCGCGAACAGCTCGCGGAGCAGGCCGGAGGGGAGCCCCATTCAGTAGCCCCCCGAATGCGATTCGGAGGCGAGCAGGGCCTCGAAGGCCTGCGGCAGCTCGACGGCGCCGTCCTCCGCGATCACGCCGCGATTCTTGAACAGGTGTTCGCAGTAGAGGAGCAGCGCCGCCCGGATCTGGGGCGAGATCCCGGCCCCCGGGGCGACCCCGCCCCAGTAGGTCGCGACGATCGGCCCGACCGAGCCCGACGGGATCTCGACCAGGGCCGGCATCGCGTCGGCGTCGACCTCGAGGTCGCCGGAGGCGATCGCCACCCCGTCGGCCGTCACCGTCAGGGGGTAGGCCTCGGAGACCAGGAGCGGCGGATTCGGGATCGTGAGGACCGCCGGGGCAGACCGCCAGGTCGCCCGGTACTGGGTCGCGACGAGCGTCTGGCCGAGCCGCCGCTCGACGTAGCGGCGGGCGGCCGCCACCTTCCCGAGGAGAAACGCGTCGTGATGGTCCTCTTCGGGCATCATCCCGAGCTGATGCTTCACCTCGACGAGGGAAACGGGCTCGACGGCCGGCCACTGGAGGACGCGAATCGTATCGGGTTTCATGCTTGAACCACCGAATGAATGTAGTTGGGCTGGAGCGTGGTCAAGGTGACGGAGCCGCCGAGGAACAGGTCGACGTACTTCGTCGAGAGGCCGCCGTTGGTGATCGTCTGTTCCATCCAGGCGTCCAGCCGGAAGGCCCGCGGATAGGCGACGTAGCGCGAGTCGAAGTCGAGCCCGGAGATCCCGTAGAACGTGGCCGGCGCGAACGTGAGCGCGACCGTCCGCAGGCCGTTTGCGTCCGTGGTCACCGTGGGCGTGATGGTGATCGTCTTCCCGGCGTCCGTCGCGCTCGCCTCGACCTTGCAAGTCCAGCCGCCGTAGGCGAGGCCGGCGACGAACTTCACAGTGACGGTCACGCTCGCGCCGTTCCTGGCGAGGTTGACGCGGGCGGCCCCCATCCCGCGGAGGGCGGTCACGATCACGTTCCCGCCCGTGGGGATGGGCATCGTCTTACCTCGTTTCGAACGTGACGCTCTGTACTGCCCGCTCCATGCCGGGGAGCTGCTGCTCCTCTGCCACCCGCTGCGCGACCCCGCTTTCGACGAGGACCTTCGCGAGGCTGGGGGTCGCGGAGATCACCTCGCCCCGCCGGTAGCCGCGGTAGGCCCGGAGCAGGCGGAGCGGCTCGGGATCCATCGGGGCCTCCTGATACGGGTCGGCCCGGGGGCTGGCATCCCTGCCGGCCCCCGGGCCTGGTCTCACGTTTCGCGGTCGGATCAGGACGCGGCCTTCGCCAGGCGGCCGACGAACTCGGGGCCGTGGTTCGCCACTCCGAGCCGGGTCGACGCCACGAATAGCGTCTGCCGGCTGCGGACGAGCAGCTCGCGGGCGGTCGTGATCTGCACGCCGTCCGCAGCCATGCCGATGGCGGTCGCCATCGAAAAATCACCGAACAGGGCGAGCGTGGTCGCCGGCAGACCCTTCGCCAGGTAGACCGGAGCCCCGAAGATCGACGGGACGACCCGGCCACCGCCGACGGTCATCGTCGTCTGCTGGGCCGACCAGAGCTTCATCAGGTCGACCCAACCGGCCTTCGAGCAGACCCAGGCACCGTTGCCCATGATGCTCTCGTCCACCTTGCCGACGACGTCGGCCAGGTTCGCGACACTCGTCGCGGCATTCGCCGCCACGGTCACCGTGTTCCCGCCGGCCACGGCGGCCGCGAGGCCGGTGATCGACGGGTTCGACGCGTTGCCGCTGAACGTCTTCGAGTCGAGCCAGGTCGCCAGACCGTAGGAGATCCGGTCGACGATCAGGCCGGCGACGTCGATCGGGCTGTCCGCGAGGAGCGAATTCGAGACCGCCACCGAGCCGCCACCCTCATAGAGGGTCAGGTCGGCGCCGCTGGAAGAGATGTCCTGGTCCGTGAACGCCGTCCCTTCGGCCGCGAACCCGAACGTGAAGTCTCCGCTCTTCGGGAGCGTGAGCTTCTGGCCGTTTGGCCGGAAGATGCTCGCGAGCTGCATCGCCACGCTCTGATACTGGAGCCGGTTGACGATCGCGTTGTAGAGCTGCGTGACGACGTAGTCGTCGCCGTAGCCGTCGACCGTCTCGCCCATCGCCCGGCTCTCGATCCCCGCCATCCGGCAGAGGTAGGCGCCGCAGGCGGCGGCCGCCTTGAGGCTACGGAACGAGCGGACGCCGGCGCGGATGTCGGCCTGCTCGAACTCGGGAGCCTCGGGGGCCGGAGCCTTCCGTGCGTCGGAGTCGGAACCGCGGACGCCGCGGAGGGCCGCGACCTTGTCGTCCAGCGACCGCTCGCCGGCGGCCGCCTTCGCGATCTCTTCGGCACGGGCCGCCAGGCCGGCGAGCCGCTCCTCGACCTTCGCCTTCTCGGCCTCGTCGGCCGGGGTCACGGCGCGGAGAGCGACGATCTCGTTCTCGACGGCGACGGATTCGTCCTGGAGGCGGGCGAGCGTGGGGCTGGGCATGGTTCGCTTCCTTGCGTGTTCGTGGTTGTGGGGCAACGAACGCGAAGATCAGCGACGATCGCGATCCGGCAAAGTCGGAACCGTCCTACCGTAGGACGGCCGCGCGCTTACAGGTGCAACCGGCCGAGCATTCGCAGGGGATCTCGATCCGCCCGTCGGGCTTGATCTTCCCGTTTGTGCATCCGCACCGGCACCCGCTCGGGGCCGGGGCCGGCGGTTTCGGCTGCGGCCCCGGAGGGGCCGGGGCCGGCTGCGGCGCGGGGGCCTCGCGGGCCATACTCGCCCGCGCGGCAGCGACGGCCGCGGCGGCCCGCGGCTGCTCGAGGTCGAGCTGGTCCGCGTCAGCCGAGAGCCAGACGAGGATCCCGACAAGCCACCTCCAGAGATCGTTCACTTCTTGCCCCCTTCCTCGAAGGCCCGCCAGAGCCAGATCGCCGCGGCGGCGCCGGCCACGGACCAGACCAGGCCGGCCGGCCGGTACGCGCCGCCGTTCGCGAGAAGGTCGAGGTAGCCGCCGAGCATAGACCCGATCACGCCACAACCGATCGTCTCGAGGCCGGTCGCCTTCCCGTCGTCACGGAGGGGGAGGAGGTAATTCGCCACCGAGCCGGCGATCCAGCCGAACAGAACCCATCCGATCAGATTGAACATCACCACCCCCTAGCGTTGTCGACCAGCGGATATCCGTCGTCCCCGATCGCCGGGCCACGCGCGGCCCGGTGATCCGATGTCGGCTCGGCCGGCGCGGGCTCGGCCACGAGCGCGACCCAGAGGAGGCTCTTCGCGAACTTCGCGATCATCCGCAGGACCGGCCGGTCGGGCTGCGGCTGCGGGCCGGGCATGGGGCTCGACGGGCTCGAGGCGAGCCAGTAGCCGGCCGCCAGGCAGACGACGACGATCGCGACGTTCTTCCGGTCCATCATTTCCTCCGCTCCTCGGTCGGGGCCGGCATCAGCCAGCCGCCGTTATTCAGGTCGCGCCAGCCGAACCCCTGGACGGAGCCGACGGCGAACGAGTCTTTTTGCGAGATCATCCGCTCCACGATCGGCCGCGAGACCCAGAACGACCCCTCGGGCATATCCTCCGGCCACTTCGGGCCGGAGATCCATCGCGGCCCCCACGAGTTGAGGCAGAGCAAGCCATCGGACGGGCTCCCGTTCTTCTGGTAGCGGACGGCGATGAATGCCATCTCATGAGCCCAGGTCCCCTCGGCCCTCGCGTAGCCGTGGGCGTCCCGCGTGTTCGAGAATCCCTGCATCGACGCGACCGCGATCGGGAACCCCGCCTCGAGGGCTGAACAGGCCTCCCCCCAGGTCGTGACCATCGCGACGTAGCCGGCGGGATGCTTCTTCGCCGCCTCGTCGAGCCGGCCGCCGTCACCCTGCCCGCCGCAGCCGTACGCGCCCCACTGTTTCGCGCGGTCCGCGGAGTAGGCCCGGAGGTCGTGGCCGGCGACGTTCGCCCGGTAGACGACCCCCCAGTCCCGCACCCAGCGCGCCGCGGCGGCGCCGTAGGATCCATCGGACCATCCGCCGACGGGGGCCTTGCCGTCCCCCGGCCGGCCCCTGGCCTCGACCCGCGAGCCGCCGTAGATCGCCTCGGTCGACGGGAACGGCGGCGGCTGGGCGAGCCGGCCGGTTTCCCAGTCGACGGCCTGGGCGACGAAAATCGCGTGAGCCCAGCCCCAGGAAACACAGTCCCCAATGCCCTGCCGCTCGACGACGAATGGCCGGCCGTAGAGGGCCTGGTGGGCTTTGTAGGCCGCCCGATACGGGAACGTGTCGACCCCCTTCGCCTGGGCGACGGTATCGGCCCCGGCCTGGCGGAACATCGGCTCCGGCAGCTCCGCGAGGAACTGCTCGACGCCGCGCGGGTCCGGCCGGTAGCCGTAGTTCGTCTGGCCGTCGAGCCAGCCGGTCGGCTGCGGTCCCCGGCCGAGGCCGGCGACGATCGCCGCGGCCGCCAGGCCGAGGAGGCCGACGACCGCCAGAAACCGAACGTGTCGGAGGTTAGCGGGAGGCATCAGCGGCGGCCCTCGAGATGTCTCGGAACGCGGTCACCCAGGCGGCCCGCTGTTCGTCCGTGAGCGGCCCGCCCCCCTTGCCGGCGTTCCGGTCGAGGTATTCGCGGATCGCGTCCCGGGCTCGAGGGTTCCGATCCCCGATCGAGACCCCCCGGCATCGCAGTTCTCGCGCCCGCTGCCGGAGGTCGTCGATCGCGACCCCCGTCCGGAGCAGCGGTTCCGGTTGGCGGCCGTCCCACTCGATCTCCGCGGCCAGCTCGTCGAGGAGGGCCGAGACCGTCGCGGCATCGGCGGCCGCGTCGGGGCCGACGAACGCTCCGCGGAGATCTAGCCGGGCCGGGGCCGGGGGCGCCGGCTGCGGGCCGGGGGAGGCCGGCCTGCCGGCCAGCCAGACGACCGCCGCGGCCGCGACGAGGGCGGCGCCGAGAACGTGTTTCCGCTCGAGCGGAGCCGCGCCGGCGAGCTGCTGGGCGCGGGCGAGGATCTGGTCACCGAACAGGACGTAGGCGGCGGCCGCCGCCAGGACGAGGACGATCATCGGGACCTCACGAGCGGGAGGATCTGCTCGATCGCGCCGGCCGCGAGCGAGAGGACGAGGGAACGGACCGCGGGCCGGGCGAGGATCCAGAGCGGCCAGAGGCCGACGGGGATCGCCTTATCGGCCACGAGGTCGAACAGGGCGCCGGCGGCCGCCAGGGCGACGGCCTTTTTCTCGTCGCCCGTCAGGTTCTGGATCGAGTCGAGCGTCGTCACCGTGAGCCGGAGCAGGGCGACGAGCAGCTCTCCGAACTCGGCCCAGGTAATCCCGCCGGCGGCCGTCGACCGGGCAGTCGCGAGGAACGCGGAGACCTTCTCGGAGAGGATCTCGAACGGAGCCGCGGCAGCGACGGGGGCGTGAACGTCGACCATCATTTTCTCCTCCAGACCTGGGACGCCGGGACGGCCACCCTCGCCCGCCGCCGGCAGGCCTGGCAGACGACGTAGCGGACCTGGCGGTCACCGGATCGCTTCGACGATTCGACGCGGCAGCGTCCGCCGCAGCATGTGCACTCAGCCGGCATGAATTCGCATCCTCGCGACGGCGGCCGCCGCGGCGGCCTTCGCCCCGGCGAGCGTGGAGATCTTCAGCGCGGCCCGCTGGGCCGGCTCGTCGGGTACGGTTTCCGGCTTGTCGTCGATCCAGATGTCGGGCGAGAGGCCGGCGTCGGCTGCG